TCGCTGGACAATCAAACAGCCGATGAGAATAACCATGACCCCCACCGACCTCACCGCCGCCCGCCAGCGCCTCGGCCTAACGCAGGCCGAGCTTGGCGAGCACACCGGGTACAGCAGGACCCAGATCACGAGGATCGAGGCCGGGCAGACCGGCAGCGTCCCCGTCGCCCTCACCCTCGCTGTTCGCGCTATGCTGCTGCTCGGCGCGGACCCGGCCGCGTGGCCGGACGCCGCGCAATATGCGCAGTCTGCATAAAGGTGAAAAAATGGACGACGACGAAAACATTGACGAATTTGGCCGGTATTTTACCGACTACGCCCGCGGCGATGGCTGGGTATTCCGAACGGTCGAAGACCAGGGCAGCACCGAAATTCTGTGCCAGTTTGAGATTTGGCATAACGGCGCGCGCGTCGCATCCGGCGCTGAGCTTGACCCATATCTGGAACGCCAGGGTTTCGACGATGATGACGAGGACGTGCCCAAGCACTTCTGGCACATCTGGCGGGCAGAAACGCCGGAAATAAAAGAAAATGCCGAGGCCGTCGCGCGGTGGTATTTTCTTGAGCGGGAATGACGCCAAATTAGACGCGCCGGGCGATATCCTCCCGGCGCATCACGCGCAGCCCTACAGCACCTCGCGGATCGAGATACTGTCCAGCGTCAAATCGACGTTGGCCGAAAATCGCGTGAGGGTGAAAGTGCTTGCCGAGGCGACCGCCGTGAAAGTGACGGTCCCGATGCCAGCACTCAACACGCGCGATCCACTGAACCCGTCGGTCTTGATTGACCCACTGACCCAATTCGAGGTTTTGACCTCGACGGTATAGGTCTTTCCGATGGTGATTACACCGACCTGAGACACGTTAAGGATCGGCGTGGTGCTATCGGACTGGTAGCGCATTGCGCCACCCACGAACGTGACAACGTGGGTGGCATCCGCGCCGGACACGGTCCAGCCAGTGGACCCGGCCGAAAAATCCCAGTTGGCGAGCAACTCCTGACCAAGCGCAGGCCTGCTGACAGCGCTCAGCCCCAGACCGATCCCCAGACCAAGCCCCATCACTCCCACCCCACAACAGTCGCCGTGGTGCCCGTCGCCATCACCCGCATGGCGCGGAACGGCAGGATCTCGCCAGCGGTCACGGCATAGGTGATCACCGTTCCCAGCTCGTCCCGAAGGGCGAGGTTGCCGCTGGTCAGCACGCGCAGGGCGCGCGGCAGCTGCAGCAGATCGACCGTATCCGAGGGGGTGATGGCGTAATGTCGCCGCGCGGGGCTGTCGAGGCCCGGGGTGTGGTATTGGAAATTATCGGCCATGGTGGATCCTCACTTTTTGCCCCAGACCGCGAAAACCGCGGCCGAGCTTGCCAGCGCCGCGCCGATCGCGGCGGCCAGCGTCTCGATGTTGATCGACACCACGCCCTGCGCGGCATCATAGCTGACGCCCCAACCGGCCAGAGTGGGCGGCAGCAGCGCAAGCGCGGTGGACAGGACGTAATAGGCCACGCGGGCCCAGACGATATTTTGCATGATGACCTCTCAGGATTCAGTGACGGCAGATTTCGCCCCGGCGACGGATGCCGGAAGCGGCGAGGCTTTGGCCGGGTCAAACCCGGGCGGGTAGCGGAACGCGGTGAAGTCCTTGCGCGGGAAAGCGGCGATGCTGACCGCGTCGCCATGATTGCCGCCCAGCAAGATCACCTCGCGCTCATTGGCCCCGACGACAAAGCCAACGTGCCCCTGCCATGCGGCACCGCCAGCGCGGGTCTTGACCCCGACGCAGCCATAGACCGGCCCGGTCAGCGCCAGGCCCCAGCCCTCATAGGACCGGGCGGCCAGACTGCCGGTGCCGGGCAGCCCAGCCTGGGCCAGCACGCCGCCGACGAAGGCCGCGCACCAGGCGGTTTCGTCGTCCTTGACCCATGCGTGTCCGGCCTTGGCGAACAGCTCGACGATGCGCGCGTTGTCGTCGGGCCCCTTGATCTCGCGCTCACCGAGATAGCCGCGGGCGATCTTCATCCACGGCAGTTCGGCGGCGGCCAGCTCCGGACCGACCGTCACGCGCCCGGCCTTGACCGCAGCCACAAGCGCCGCGGTGGTCACGGGGCCGATTGCCCCATCCGGCCTCACGCCAAGCGCCGCCTGAATCTCTTTGATGTCCATCCTCACGCCTCCTTGTCCTTGCCGATGATCCTCATCAGCAGCACCTCGGCCCCGCGCGGGCCGAGGTAGGCGAGCGAGGCGACGACGCCGGTGGTCACCGTCCGCCCCAGCCCGAAATAAGCCGCCACCGCCTCGCCGATGATCGCCATGCCCACGGCCACCGGCAGCTCCCACAGCAGTTCACGCCCGAAAAACCGGCGCCGCCGCGCCCGCACCTCGGTCGAATGCCACATCAGGCGCCCGGCCAGCGCCGCCGCCATCGTCGTGATGGCGCCACCACAAAGGGCATCGATGACCTCGACGAGGCCTCTGGTATCGGTCATTTTTTTCTCCGGACCGCGCATCAGCGGATCATGTACATGGCGTTGAAGGTCAGCGCGTGCCCGGTGACGAGCTTGCAGGTCCACGTGAGGGTGAGGACATCGACGCCGCCGACATAGTTGGTCACGGCGTCCCCGACCTCGCCTCTGGTGGAGAGCACAAGCCCGCCACCATCGTCCCCGCCGCGCAGGGTGGACGGCACCGGCAGGGTGATGTTGACCACCGTCGTGGTGTCGAGAGCTGTCGCAGTGACGTTGATCCGGCCAGAGACCTCGACAACATCCCCGACGCGCTGATAGACGCAGGCCCCCGGGGTGGCGGCGGCCGCATTGGCCCCCAGTGTGATGGTCGGGGTCCAGTTGCCAGAGTCATATGTCGGGCCGCCGCCGCCAGCCGCCAGGGCGTCCGCGATCAGACGTCCGATCTTGAACCGCGCCGCTGCGCCATTTTGGTGGACATTGTTGCTGTCCGTCCAGTCCGTGGTCAGCGTCGATATGAGGCTGATGACCTTGTGCATGGTGTTGTTTTTCATGCACTTGCGCAGAATCACCTCCCAGAACGCATAGACGCTCTGCATCGAGGCGGTGTAGTAGGGCCAGGGCAGGATGTTCGCCCAGATCGTAGCGCTGTCAGTCCACTGCCCGACGTAGGCCATGAACGCGTCGAAATCTCGCGCACCATAGGCCACCGGGTAGGGTAAATCTCCCTCCGTGTGCCACCAGAAAACCTGATCGAATTTCCGCGCAGTCCCGGTCAGCCCGAGGGCGGTCAACGCCGCCTCGCAGTTGGCGCGGATGATTTCGCGGAGCCAGTGCTTGGCGGGGTAAAGCCTGACCGGCGTGCCGTTCGTGGGCGGCCAGGAGGCCGAAGCGGCGATGGTGCACGCCTGCGACCGATAAGCCCCGCTATCGACGCCAGATCCCGTCACATCCAGCGTGACATAGATGGTCGGATCAGCGATGACCTCGATCCGCGCGGTCCCGCCATAAGCCGTCGTGGTGCCCAGATCGGTCCCGCCGCCAAACCGGAGGAACCCGCCTGCGTCCGTTTCAGCGTAGCGGATGGCCGTCCCGCCAGTATCCAGCGCAACAGCGCCGGTCCCGGGATCGCCGCTGGTCGAGCTGGACCAGGTGTAATCCATGCCCACCACCGCGCGCAGTTCGGTCCCGCCGGTGGCGCAGACGACCACGTAATAATCCGTGTCCGGATCGGCCTCGGCCATCCGCGCGGCAATGGCATAGGGCGTCCGGATCAGCGTATTCGGGCACGGGCCAAACGCCGTGCCGATCGCGCCTTCGACGCCGCCATTCCACACAAACAGGTTTTCGGGGGGCGTCCACGACGCCGCGTTGTCGCCCGCGAAGTTGGACTGCGAGTAAAAAAGCAGCAGCCGCTTCGGCCGCGCCCGGTTGGTATAGCCGCCCGCCGCCGTGCCGATCAGCACTGCCCGCGCGGATGGAGCGGGCAGGCCGGACAGGGCCGTGAGGCGGGGGTTGATGGGCTGGAAATTGTCCGGGTCGAACAGCGCGGCAGCGGCGGCAGATGCGGCGGCGGCCGAGGCTGATGCAGCAGCATCAACGGCGTCCGCAGACGCTCCAGCCGCTGCCGCCAAACACTGCGCGAGTGCGTCGGCTTGGGTCGATTCCGGCAGATCTCCGACGACCCACGACGGCGCAAACTGCTGCGTGCCAACCCCGGATTGCACGCCGAACCGGATCGGCAACTCTCGACGCGCCGTGCCGTCATGCCATGCGACAACACCCAGGTAGACGCGGCCATTCTGGCCGGTATCCGTGCACCAGAGGTAATCGTCAAACACGGCGTCCGCATCAAGCTGCACGGTGATCGGTCCGGTCATCACCGCCTCGACGCCCTCTCGGTCCCAGCCTGAAAGCTGATAGGTGACGCGGCCATTCCGCGGCGCCGTGCCATCAGGCAGCACAATGATGCCGCGGACGCGGCGCGTTGTGATCGTCATGATCGATCCTCTCAGGAGATGGTGATGGTTTGCGGGCCGCTGATGGGGCCGCCGATACCGGAGCCGTTGACCGGCTCGATCCAGTAGCTGTGCGCCCCAGCGCCTGGCCCGGGGTCGAGCCATTCGTCGGTGGCATTCGGGGCGCCGTACTCGAGCCCGATCAGGGAGGCGTCATCAATGTCAGTGCTGCCGGTGGCGCGATAAATCCGGGCCGCGGCATAGCTGGCGCTGTTCGGTGCGGTCCACGACAGGGCGACGCTGGAGCCGCTGGCCATCGCCGAGAAATAGGCCATCGCCGCTGGCGGCGTTGTGTTCGCCACGGCCTCGACGCTGACGGGAGCTTCCGGCGCCCACGCAGATACCCGGGCGGCGCCAGTGACATTGCGGATCTGCGCCTCATAAGTAGACCCGTCGCGCAACCCGGTCATCAGGTAGGACGACGTGCTGTGCGCCAAGGTGATCTCCTGCCAATCCCCGCCATCCTGCCGCACCCGCAGCCGCGGCATCAGGCTGTCAGGCTGCACCGGCCATGACCATTCGATCTGCGCCACGCCGCCGGTGCCTTCGACAACCTCGCCAGACAGGGACGCGGGGGCGCCTACGGTGTCATCGCTCGCAACTGTCGTCCGCACCGGGCGCGCGGGCTCCAGCGTCAGGGCATCCGGCGCGAAATCGGCGGCCTCGACGCTGACGGCGTCCAGCGACCAGCTGTGCGATCCGCCATTGCGGGCAAGCGTGGCAACCTCGAAAACGGCGTCAAGGCCAAGCTCGGCCAGCTGCACCCGGACAAAGCGCCGCTCCATTGCCTCGCGCCCGATGTATTTCAAAGTGCCCGACAGCCGCCATTCCGGCCGCGCCGATTGGGCCCAGCGATAGACCGCGCGCCACGCCTGATTGTGGCTGTCAATCCCGTAGCACTCTTGCTCGTCCCGGGCGGTCGCCGGGTTGCTGCCGACGACGACCGCGCCAGTGACCTCCTGCGACCAGTCGAGAGCAGGCTCGACATAGCGCATCGCATAGCTGTAGACGTCATCGACGCCAGTGCTTTTGTGCTTGAGGTTGACCGCCGAGAAATCGGCATCGGTCAGGGTCAGCGTCGGGGCCGAATAGTAGCCCACCTTAAAACCAAGCTTGCCGTCGCGGCGTTCGTAAAACCACGCGTCACAGCACATCATCAGGTGCGCGCGGGTCTCCTCCCAAGTCATGTTGCCACGGATCACGGTATTGATCGTCCAGCGCCGCTGGGTGCCGCCGTCGCGGTTGGTCACCCACTCGTCGCAGATGTCCGCCTCGGCCGCCACCTCGTCCCAATCGACCGTTTTGCCATACCAGCGGGTTGCGATATCGGCGATCACCAAGGCCGCGTTGTTGGTCCAGCCGCGCAGGCCTGTCCGCGGGTCAAGGATGCGGTTTTCGCCATCCCAGACGGGCGCATAAACCCACTCGCGCCCGGTCTGGTAAATCGTTGCCGCCAGCTCCATTGCGCAGTGGGAGGCGTAAAGCGCCGCATAGCTCAACCCGGCAAAATCGTCGGAATCGGCAACCTGCGGAAAAACCGCGCGCCAGATCGGATCGACAGCCTGACCAGCGGCGCCGGTGTAGGTGCGCAGCTTGCAGTGGTTGGCGCCGTTTTCGCTCCAGCGGATTGGGTGGGTGGTGACAAAGCCATCTTCGTCCGGCGTCACCTCGATATCGTCGAGGTAGTGCGTCACCGGCCCCTGCGTCGGATGCGCCGCGATGATCACGCCGTAATGGTTTTTTGCCCGAGCATCCCATGCGGACGGCACAGATGACGACGCGGCAAATGCAAAAGGCCCGCCCTTGCGCACCCGGCCGTAGACGAATTCTGCGGTCGCAACGTCCTGCGCGTAATTAAGCTTGATCTGCTGCGGCTCTGGCATTTTGGGCTTCGGCATCAGCCCGGCCGCGATTGCCGAAAGGCCGACCGAAACGACCAGACGCGCCAGCAGAGAGCCGCCAGTGAGCCATGAGGCCGCCGTAAAGCCAGCCGTCCAAGACCCGACAAGCGCCGAATTTGCCAGCCAAGTCCCTGCTCCGAGCGCGTTCAGGAACCCGCCGACAAAAGCAACAACCGGCCCGGCCTCTGCGCGATCCGGGGCCGAGGCCAGCGCAGTGGTCGAGAGCAGGGCGGCAATGATCAATCTGCGCAATACCCGACCTCCCACGCAGCGATGATTTTTGGGCGATCGACAGCCAGAACGCCGCTGGCCTGCGTTTTGACTGCCCATTTGCCGCCCAGGCAGAGCGCCCCATGCGGCATCGGCGGGCCGCCGTCAGAGATCAGCAGCAGCCCCACATCGCCAGCCACCG